CTACGCTAAAAAGCCCTCAATAGCCTTTTTTATAACTTGCGCCTGCGGCACGCCCTCGGCTGCGCATTTTTCCTTGAAAGCCTCCGCCATTTCTTTAGGGACTCTAACCGCTATTACATCATAAGTTTTTTGATTATATCGAGTTTTAACCTCTGTAGATGTTTTAGTTTTTCTTTTCTCTGCCATAGCCTGCCGCCTCCTTAAAATAATTCGTTGGTAGTTACATACTCCCGCAGCTCGTCTATTGTTGCGCAAATATCCTTTGAAACATCAAAGGCAAGCTCGAGCTTTCCGCTGTCGGTCTTTACCGTCCATTTTGTAGCCGACTCCGTTACGGTGTAGGTTTTTTCGCCTTTTACAATAACCATAGCGTCCTCCTATTGATTTTTATATATATCTATGCTATAATAGGACTTACGAGAGGGGCGATTGCTCGCCCTCTCTCTGCCTTGAGCTTATTTGCTCTCGGGTTTTGCCTTGCTCGGCTTTGGCTTTACAAGTGTTATAGTAACTTTGACTCGTTCCACCGCGTCGTTATTCTGTAACGCTTTCGCCAGGTCTTGCAGGGCTTTTTCTATGCCTTGACTTTCCATAGGCTTATTACCTCCTTTCTGTATATTATTATATCATACTGCTTGCAGTATGTCAATACCTTTTTGAAAAATATTTGCACTTTTTCGCGGAAAATATTTACTAATTCACAATTATATGGTATAATTAAGGCACCACACAAAAATTATATAATGGTTACACTATTGAAAGTGCCTCATTTCATCAAAAAATGTAGGCTCTACTTTTCGCATTTTCGATAGTGTAAAAAGATTTTTGTGTGGTAGCAAATCGGAGCTTGCGTTTTTTATGCGTGTAGCTACGATATTGGCTACACGCATTTTTATTTTAAGGAGGGCTCTATATGGGTTTGTTTTCAAGAAAGCCTGCGGAGGTTATAGCCGAATTTGACAAGCGCGCTTACGGGTGCAACGCCTTAAATAACGACGGCACAAGCCGCGCGAGTTATGTTGCAAAATTAAAAAAGGGAGAGGACTTATTTTTTAAGCCTGCTCCGACAAAAGAATATCCCGACACTATCGGCGTATTTACAAAGAAAGGGCACCAAATAGGCTTTTTACATTATACTTTCGTAAATGAGCTGCGAGGCACATATAGAAACAATAAAGCCTCGGCTGCTGTTGCGGAGGTAGAGGGCTCGGGGCAAGGGCTTTCGGTGCTTATGCACATAAAAATATATAAATAAACGACAAAAAGGCAGAGGCTATTATAAAGCCCCTGCCTTTAATATTTAGTCGTCCTCGTCGGTGTCCTCTCCCGTGTAGACTTTTGCTCCCGCCTCCTCAAGAGTCTTTGTAAGCTCTGCGAGGTATTGCTCTTGCGCCGCTCGTATCTCGGCTATATTGTTTTGTACGGTATCTCTTAATACATTTGTTGCGCCCGTACCTGGGTGCTGTACTTTCTGTCCGTACATTACATCATTATAAGCGAGTACCTTTGCATTACGCGGCTGTATTTGGTGCGGGTTTACTCCAAACTCTACCCAATGCGGCGAGGCGTGGGAGGGTAGCTTGCCCTTTTTCTTTACCCTCTGCCAGGAATAAAAGCCGACTTGTAATTGAGGCTGCCCCGTAGAGTAGTCTACCATAGCCCAGGTGCCTATATGGTTTTTGAAACGCTTTGAGCGTATAGGTACCGCCGAGCGCAGATATTTACGGACAACTTTTCCCGAGGCTCGCAGAGCTGTTTTTGATAGCCCTACCATAGTTTTTTTAACCTCTTTACTTGTGCTTATAAATGTTACCTCTGTTTTTTTAGCCATAGCAAAACTCCTCTCGAAATGCGAAAAGGCGACGGGCGCAGTTTCCCGCTATCCCGCCGCCCTTTCTTTATGTGAATTTAAGGAGGACTATTTAAGCAGCTCGTTTACGCGCTTTTGTACGGCGGAGTAGTCGTACCCCGCTGCCTCGAGCTTGTTTTTTCGAGCTGCGCCGCTGCCCCATTTTCCCGCTATAACCTCGCGGGCGATTTCGTCAACGGTCTTTGCGGGCACGCCTGCCGAAACAGCGGAGCCGCTTTCGGTTGTAATATAGGTACTGTAGCCCGCTGCCTTGAGTTTCTTTTCCATAGCCTCGGCGTTTGCTTTTACGCCGTATGCGCCTACTTGTACCTTGTAATAGCCGCCGCTCTGTACGATATATGTATCAAAGCCCGCAGCTTTCAGCTTTGCCTCAAGAGTCGCAGCGTTTGCCTTATTGCTAAAGGCTCCCGTTTGTACTCTGTAAAGAGTCTTTGCGGGCTCCGCAGGCTTTGCCGCCTGGGTACCCATAGCAGCCGCTACGGCTTTTCTAAACCCGTCCATAGTGTAGCCCATTTTTAAGCCGTTCCATAAATGCTCACAATCGCCGTGATTAGACGCGATACCGCGAGCGTGTCCCTCTCTGTGGCTAACGATTACACCGTCAGCAAGCGGGTTAAGGTTATACTGCTTGCAAAGGAAAGCGAAAAGCTCTACCGCTGCGTCGTATGTACGCTTTGCCGCTGCTTTTGCTGCCGCCATATCGGAGCAAGTAAAGGAGCTGCCGCCCGTGTATTTAATCTGCGAGGGCTCGCACATTTCTACGCCGATATGCGTATTATTTGAGCTGCCGCCGCCGTGCCAGCCTCTAAAGTTCCAGGGTAGGCACTTATAAACTACGCCCGTATTAGCGTCTATAAAAGCGTGTACGCAAGCTCTGTCGTATGTGCTCTTATTCCAATTATTAACGAAAACAAGAGCGGACGGCTGCGGGCAGCCTACGCTATGGAGCATAAGTCCTTTTACAGTAATTGCGCGCCCCTGCTTATAGCAAGGGTTATTTGTGCATAGAGTTTCTTTAATCTGCATAATTTACTCCTCCGTATACTGAATATCTCCCGTTTTGAGCTCGTTTAGGTACTTGTCTGCCTGGATAGCCTCGGGAGAAAAGCTGTTATTTTTCCACCAAGTCCACAAAGCAGCCGCAGCCGTTGCGATAGTGGAAATAATGTTATACAGTTCCTCCTCTGCAAAGGGCAGAGGGTTAATGCCTAAAACGACTAAAATTTGATTGATAAGAGCGACAGCGAGTATAATTGTCCTTGCTATCGTTTCTTTGCTAACATTCTTCATAATTTCAGCTCCTTAATAATTGTTATTGATGTTCTCGAAAGTTTCCTTGTCGGGTGTTACTCCGTACTGCTGCATAAGTTTAATTTTGTTCTCCGCTTTTGCTTTTGAATAATAAAAGCCGAGAGCGGTTGCTGCCGCTCCCGCCGTCGAGGGTATCACATAAGCGAGCGGCGATAAGTCGCCCGTTTTATAAATCATATACAGCGCAAAGGCTGTAACGGCAATATCAACCAAAATAACGCCGATACAAATAACCTTTGAAAATTCTATTTTCTTTTTGCCTGCCATAGCTACGCCTCCTCGGGTTTGTGCTCGGGTAGCTCCATAGTTTCCTCATAAAGTCCCGTAGCAACATCATTACCGCCCAAGGTGTGGTAGCTATCGTATGCCCTCTTTAACGCCTCTTTTGCGTAAATAGGGCAATACTTTTTCTCGCTCCATTTTTCATATTGTCGGATAATTTCGGCGCGGAGGAGGCATTGCAAGCCTAACTCTACCGCGTCTTGTTTCTTTTTGCCGAGCTTGAGTTTGGAAACAACAACCCCGCCAAGAGAAACAACCCCGCCGCATAAAAAAGGAATGAGCCATTTTATAAAGGTTTCTAAATACATAGCGTTACTCCTTAATTGTATTCTTTGCCGATTGTTTCGAGCTCGGCGGCGGCTGTGCTGCGCATTTGCTGCAATTCCTCGTCGGTGCTGTATGCGATTTTAGCCTGCTCGATAATTTCCGCCTGCTTTTGGATAATATCAGCCTGCAAGCGAGTTACTGTGCAGAGCCTCTCTATAACCTCAAGTAAGCTCATTTTCGGAGCCCTCCTCGCTGTCGGGAGGTATTGGAAATTTTACATCAAAGGGAAAGCCTGCTTGTGTAGGCAAGTCCCTTAATGCCTGGCGATACTCCGCCCAAGCTCCCTTGAATATTTTTGAAAGCGAGGTAATAAACTTTGTCGCAGAGGAGAGGTCGAGCCCGAGGCGGTCAAGGGACATTTGCGCGTCGCTGTTGTCGAGCAGCTTATTACGAATTTTGCGGGCAAGTGCTGCCGCCTCCTCCTCGTTACGCTCCTCACAAGCGGCGGCGTATGCCGCTTTTAATGTTTCCTCGAGTTCTGCTTTTTTAGCTGCCGCCATTGCCTCAACCTGGGCGAGGCGTTTGTGGTAATTGTTGTTCACGGTTTGAGCCCTCCAATTCCTTATAGAATTTAATCATTTTACGCCGCTCGTGGTATGTATTCCCGCGAGCTGCATTTGCAAGCCAAGAAACGAGCGACTCGCGCGTAGTGCCTGGCGCATAGTCGCCGCTTTGCTCTTTGGCATATAGCTTTTTGAGCTTTCGGCGTTGCTTTCCTTGTTTCTTTTTATCCATTTTGCGTATAATCGCTCCCGAGTCGGTAACGATAAAACGCCATTGCAGCAGCTTTACGCCCTGGCGGAGTGGATAAAGCGAGGTTTTGCCGTTGAGCTGTAGCCCGATAGCGTTTACTTGCTTTTCTATCTCTGCGCGGCAATGCTGCAAAAATTCCTTGTCCTGGTGGACTAACACAAAGTCGTCCATATACCGTATATAATGCTTTACTCGGAGCCGCTCTTTTATAAAGTGGTCGAGGTCGTCGAGTACAGCAAGAGCTACGAGCTGCGATACCTGGGAGCCGAGCCCGATACCCGTATCGCCGCCGAAAGAGTCTACAATTTCGCAGGCACGAGCCGCTATTTGCGCGTCAGTAACGCGCTTACATATTGCAGCCTTTGCTATATCGTGGCGTATACTCGGGAAATAATGGTGTATATCACATTTAAGCACCCACCCGTCGCAGCCGTGAGCTTTATAATAACGGCGTAGATGTGCCGTCATACGGTTTAATGTATAATCGACTCCGCGCCCGCGCAGGCAGGCGCAATTATCGGTTATAAAAGACTTTGTTATCTGCTCGTAGAGCCCGTTATCACATAGCGAGCGTTGAAATTGTCGGTCTTTTAAGCGAGTTGCTACAATTTCCCGTCGTTTCGGCTCGTATATGGTAAAGTGTTGGTACCTATCTATGCTATATTTGCCGTTTAAGAGGCTTTCTCTCAAGCGGTAAGTATTCTTTAAGGCGTTGCCTTCATAGCCTACGGTACTATCTTTCCAACGGATATTACGGCAGCTTTGTTTTAACCCCTTGTAGAGGTTGTCAAAAGATATAACTTGATTATAAGACATATTAAAAAGCGGACGCATAAAAAGGACTACCCCGTAAGGTACCTTTGTCGCCCGCAATATTCCCTCCTTTGCGGAGGTAGGACAGTCGCTCCTTGTGTGAGCTGCGCTGCTTTGGTCTTTCGACTACTTGAAAACGGGCTTTTCTCACAATCGGGGGCGACTCCGTTACCATTAATCGCGTTGTTGTTGTCAATCGCGCCCGAGGTATTCACATTGCGCTCGTTGTTAGCGTTGCCAGGGTTAGGAGAGCGGAGCCAACAATTACGCGGCGAGCCGAACATATAGCAACTGCCCTACATTTCTTTGTACTTTTCCTTGTCGGACTTTATCCAGGCTTTTAAGAGGTCGTCTGTCTTGAGTATTAACCCCGTCCAAAACTCCACTTTATCGCCCGAAATATAGCCCGCTCCGTATGCGTCGTCGATAAGGTCTAATAGAGCGTCAAGGTGCGCGTGCGCTTTGACTTGCTCCATACGGCGGTAGTTGTATTCCTCGGCATTTGTTACATATACCGAGTTTGCGTGCCGTATGCAAACACAAGCCTCGCGTACCTCCGCAGCTATCGGAGCCGCATACAGCCAACGGGTGCTCTTTGGAAAGTGTTTATCATTCTTTAATTGACTTAAAGAATAGTTTTTAAGCTCCCGCGCTTTATTTAATACTTGCAGCTTGCCCTCGCCTCTGTCGCCTTTCCTAACGCTCATATTAAAACCTCCTTTTAACCGCCTCTACCGAGGCGGATTGTCGATTATGCGATTATACAAGCGGGGGCGACTCCGAGAGCGTAGCTCGCGTAGTTGGAGCCCAACGCTCCCGAGGTAGCCACGCCGCGCTCGTAGTACGCGTACCCAGGGACAGGAGAACGGAGCCAACAGCTACGCGCCGAGCCCGCCGCGTCGTATTTGATACGCTCTGTATCGGTTAAGCCCTCGTAAAACTCTAACAGCGTACCGTCCTTATAGGTCGCGCTGTCCCAGGTGCCGTATATTTCGGGACGGGAAAGCAAGAAAAATTTGTCCTTTAATGTGTATACCTGGTTTGTAGCAAACTCTGTACCGTCGAGGCTGTTTACCTCAAAAATAGAGTTAGTACGGCAAGGGATAGCCGCAGGCTGCACTACCGCCAAAAAGTCGGCAGGCAAACCGAGCATAAAGCCGCTATAACTTGTATTCCAAGAGGGCGGACGGTCAAAAACAGTAGTAGGAGCCCATACGCCGCCCGCTGCTGCGTCGCTGTTTAACCATTGACGAGCCGCGCTCTGTGCGTAGTTATTCGAGCCGTAGCGTATGCGGTGCGTGTGGTTAAGGTTTTCCACGGTACCGTCAGCTACGCCGAGGCTTGTACCGTCTGCGGACTCTGTTACAGCTACGCTCTCAATAGCTGCCGTAGCTGCATTGCTTGCGTATGTACTGATTTTTGTATCGGTACTTTGCTTTTGATAAGCCCAGGGGAACATAATTACACCGCCTGCGGGTACGGGTTTTGTAAGTGTAAACGAAAGCGTTTTGCCCCCGCCGTATGTCGTGTCGTAGCCTGCAAGCAGGGTAAAATTATAAGTGCCTGCGGGTAATTCCTCGGCAGCATAATAAAGAGCCTCCGTAGCGTCAAAAACAAAGCTACGATATGTACCGTTTGCGGTGCCGTATACATACTTTGTTTCGAGTGTCATTGTATGTGCGAGCTTTTTATTTGCTGCGATATGGTTGTCGTGTCCTCTTACAACCCAGGTAATAACCGCTCCCGTAACGGAGTCCTCCGTAGTAAACTCATAACCAACGGGAAAGAGTGTAGCTCCAAGCCCGAGGCGTACAGCGTTTTTAACATCTTCCCAGGTCTTAATAGCCGTAAGAGTGTCAATATGTACGCTTGTTTGCACGCCCTCTCTGTCTGTTACGGTAATAGTTGCTCCCGTAGCCGTCTGCTCTGCGGAAATATTAAGATTTCCCGCTCCCTCGGCTGCTTTGTTGGCATTTTCTGTAGCAGAGTTTGCGTTTTCTGTAGCTGTATTTGCCGCTCCCGCTGCGGTATTTGCATTTTCCGCCGCTGTGTCTGCTGCCTCTTTGGCGGCGTTGGCGTTATCGGCTGCGGTATTTGCGTTGCCTGCCGCTGTATCTGCGGCAGTTTTCGAGTTATTCGCCGCCTCAACGGCTGCGCCTACCGTTGCGGCTGCTTTGTTAGCGTCCTCAACGGCTGCGGCTGCGTCTTTTGCTGCCTGGTCGGCTGTAGTAGCCGCTCCGTCAATCTTATTAAAAGCGTCTATAAGGGCGTTATACTCGTTTGAGCTTTCGGGTGCGTCCTTATCAAAAGCGGACTTTTTAACGTCGATATAAAAGACTTGAGAGCTTAACAGCTCGGAGCCTTTATAAAGTCCGATTTCTGCAACGGCGGTACCGGCTGCCGCCAAAGCTTGCTCGGTAAACTCCGCTATAATTTTTCCGTTTTCTACGGTAGCGTCATTAAAAACCGTGTGCCCGTCCGCTTTGGTGAGTTGAATACGAGGAGTAACGCCCTCCTCGAGGGTGTAGCTCTGTCCGCAATTAAGCGGCGTAATTTCGATAAAGCGGGTGTTTGCGTCGTTCTGCTTTGCAAAAACGGTAATAGGGAGCGTATCGCGCCCAAAGTCAAGGTTTATTTTTTGCCTTATTTCCATTTTCAAAGCCTCCTATTTTTTATTCTTCGCTTTCGGCGTCGTAGCCCGCTACAATAGTTTCCTTTGCGGAAATTTCAGCCTCGAGCTTTGCTTTTTCTGCGCGGAGGTTTTCAAGGTCTGCGCCCTCTGCTGCGGTTTCGATTTGTCGGCATACATTTTCGTAACGGCGCTGTGCATTTGCGAGCGCGTAAAGGTCGTCGGACTTTTCGTACGTAACTGTCTGTACCTCAACGCGCTTTCCGTCTTTGTAGCTGTTGCTTGTGATTTCTGTAGTCATTTTTTATATCTCCTTTATAAAATTATTCAAACGTAATAAAGTCCTCGAGCGCCTCTATGGTTTCGGGGGCTATAAGCTGCTCGCCAATATCGGAGCCCGAAAGGGAAATAAACGGGATTTCTATTTTTGCGTCCGTGTTGCCGAGTTCTGCCAAGCGCTCACTATACGCAATTTTCGCCTTGATGTTTGAAAAGGTAATGCGCCCGCTTTCCGATATTTTCGGCTTGCCGCTTTTGTCCTTTTCGGCGTATTCCTTAATTAGCTTTTCCTCCTCCTGGGCAAAAAACTGATACTCCGCCTCGAGCGTTTTGTGCATTTTATGTACGTCGCGGGCGGTGTCGTAAGGCAAGCGCAGTTTTTTAAGTTCCGCAAGCGCGGGCATTGCCTTTATAATTTTTGAATAGTTCATAAAAAGCCTCCTTTATGGTACTGCGTTTAATTCGTCGCGTAGGTCGTTTAGGTGGTCTGCTGTGATTTCCTCGCCTTTGCTAACTGTGTAAATATAGGTACCGTAGCCGCTTATGCCTTTAATAGCATTTACGGCTTGATTATACATTTTTGCGGTGAAATTATCTCCCGAGTAAGCTGTAGTAAAGCTATAATTTGAGTAGCCGCGATAGCGTCTAACCTCGTTTATATTGCTTGTAAGCTCGTTCCATTCGTCGGCTGTAAGGTTAAACGCTCTACCGCTGCGCTTGGTATAAGTCCAGGAGAAATAGTCGGGGCGGGAGGGTGTCGGAGGCACGTATGCCTCCTCGCCCTCCGCTCTTATGTAAATATCTTGCGTGCCCGTATAAATAAACGGATTTGAGTAACTATACTTAACTGTCCCCGAAACGCTCCCGAGTCGGTAAACCCACCGCGTAAACTCTCCGTCGCTTGTTGGATTTGCAGTAAATACAGTTGAGTCGCTAAAGCCGCCTACCTCTAAAAAGTCGTCGCCATAATATCCCGTGTAATAATACCAGCCGCCGCTCGCCTCAAAGTCCGTTGACTCTATATACTCATTGTTAAAGTATAGAGTAACTTTGTAGCTCATACTCGCACCACCTTACCCGAAAACAGCGGTAACAGTTGAGGGCATATAGTCCTCAATATTCGACTCGGTGATTATTTCCGACTCTTGGTATCTACCGTTTACATATTCGTACACGACGGGGGTTTGATACATAAATTTAACGCCGCTATATGCGTAAATACATAGCATAGATGTTGTCCCCGCGTCGTAATCTTCTTTGTATATGTAGGCATATTCGCCCATATATAAAGCTTGTAGTCCGAAAATTTCGGGGGTTAACATAGGGTGTGCAAACTCGATATAAATATCGTTGTTCGCCGCTATGAGGTCAGCCGAAATAGTGCCCGTTGTAATATTGCTGCCGTTAATAACCGTTGCGCCCTCCGTCGAAAGGTCGCTAAATGTAACAATACCCGTAAAGCGTACCGTAGCGCTGTCAACAGTTACCCCGTTGTGCTTAATATAAACGGTGCTGCTTGTGCTGCCGTTAGAGGCGGTAAGCGAAAGCCCCTCTATTGCGTCCTCTGCCGCCGACTCTGCCGCGTCGTACGCCGTGTCGTATACTTCGGAGGTTTTGGCGTATGCCGTCAAGTTGATTTTGCTTGCGTTTATGGTAACGCTGCTCGAGTCGCCGTTGATTGCGGCAATAATGCTCGCGCTGTTTATAACATCTCCTCCACTTGTTGAAGATGTAACCACAAGGGAGATTTTGTCGGCAAGCTGCGAAATTTCGGAGGTTAATACCTCCGTTGTTGCGTAGCCTTGTAACTGTCCGTCGGTGTAGCTGTTGGCTGCACTCTCGGCGTCAGCCGCGAGTGTTTCAGCGTAGGTACGCGCAGCCGTAACGGTCAATGCGATTTCCTCTGCTGTCTGTGTGATAGCGGAGGACATTTCCTCGCTTGTAGGGTAAGCCTCTAACTGTCCGTCGGTGTAGCTGTTGGCTGCACTCTCGGCGTCAGCCGCGAGTGTTTCAGCGTAGGTACGCGCAGCCGTAACGGTCAATGCGATTTCCTCTGCTGTCTGTGTGATAGCGGAGGACATT